AACATTCCTTACAAGATAAAGATGTATTAACTATGCTTAGATATTACGAATTAGTTAATGAACTTAAAAATATAGGAACTAAATAATATGTGGAATGATACTTACTCTACGGACCAGAACCAATTTGACCGTTTAGGCCATCCTGGTAGAATAACTTCCGTTTTAGAATATACTGGAGGTCAAATCGACTTTACCGGATCTAATTATGGATATGGAGGTGTGGCAGTAGCCATGCATGGAGAAGCAACTGCTAGTTTATCCGGCGGCGGTGAAATTCCATTAGATCATCTAGATGTTGGTGGAAATATCTATCCTTTATCAATTGCAAAAATATATAATGGTAATGCCACCTCTAGAGTATACATCTTTAAAGTGCAAGGAACTATATAATGAAATTAATAGAAGAGATGAAAAAATATTTTGAAGAGGCAAAATCTAAGCCCGATTTTCTCGACGTTGATAAAGATGGTGATAAATCAGAGCCAATGAAAAAGGCCGCGGACGAAAAGGAAGATGAGATAGATGAAGCTAATGTCACCGGTAATATGGATGGCGGAGAAGGCCCTGTAAAGACACCTCATGCATTTGGGAAGAAAGAAGATGAAAATGGAAATGCAGAAAAATTAGGAATGAAAAAGAAGCCAAGCAGTGATAAACATTTTGAAAGTGCCTATAAAAAAATGATAGCAACCATGGAAGATCTTCATGAAATTTCATATCGTGATTATAAAAAAGATCCTACATCGACACCGCAACAAAAAGTTAACAGAGGTATTATGGAAGTTAACCGCATGTTAAGTGAAATGGAAAAGATTGTTAACAATAATTTACGTTTAAAGACTGAAACTGGTATGCAATCCGGTCATTTTTGGAAAGCAACTGGTAAACGATTTGCTAAAATAAATGAACGTATGTTACGTGTTGCACATAGATTAAAGGAACTATCATCATGATATTAAATAGAACTTGGCAACAATTTGTTAAAGCAAAAGAAAATGTAAATTTAACATTACATGAACAGAAACGTAAATATGCAGATGAGCGAAAGCGATTTGAGGCCCATCAAGCATTTTTAAATTCTGGATTATATATGAAGGGGAAGTAAAATGCATAAGCAATTATTAGTAGATTATTCAGTATTTGAAGTTTCGCCTCAATCAATAAATGAATCATTAACTCAAAATAATGGTAAGTTAATTGTTAACGGCGTTTTACAAAGAGCCGAATCTAAAAATCAAAATGGTAGAATATATCCAAAAGAAACGTTAATGCGTGAAGCTAGTAATTATGCTGGTACATTTATAAAAGAACGTAGAGCTTTAGGAGAATTAGACCACCCTGATTCATCAGTAGTTAACTTGGCAAATGTATCTCATAATATATTAGAAATGGGATGGCAAGGAGACGACTTAGTAGGTAAGGTAGAAGTGTTAGGAACACCTGCAGGAAACATACTTAAAGAACTATTTAAATCAGGTATACGATTAGGTATATCCTCTAGAGGTATGGGTTCTGTTAAAGAAGTAATGAGAGAAGGTGATGAAACATTAGAAGTACAACCAGACTTTGAACTAATTGCATTTGATTTTGTTTCTAACCCATCTACTCAAGGAGCATTTTTATCTCCAGTAAATGAATCAAAAATTCATGTGACAAATAAATTTGTTAATATAGAACGAATAATAACCGATATAATAACGGAGTTTTAAATCATGGCATTAGAAGATTTGCAATCACAATATGGTCCTTATAATCCACGTGGTACCAAAGGTACCGGTGAAGGAAAGGATCCTTTAGCATATGAACCATCACCTAGTGGTTTAGATAAACATTTTAATAATAGTAAATATGCCGGTTCAGAGGCTCCTGGAATAAAGCCATCAAGTCCTGATGTATTCGGAAATATACCAGCAGAAAGATCCGGAGAATAAAATGAAATTAAAATCATTATTAAAAGAACAATCTAGTCCATTTGATTATCAATATTTTATTGAACAAACATCTGGATTATTAGATGCGATAAACGATTTTCAAAAAGAATTATCAACAGAATTAGAAGCTAAAGAAGAAGAAACAGGCGACCCTCAATACCAGCAATTACAAAACCAAATAGCTAGGTATTTACAAGGCGCAGAAAAACAAATAGAAGCCATGGGTAAAATGTTGGATAGAAAACAAAATATGGTAAAACGTATAGGAGATTTATAATGAAAAAATACGAAGACCAATTAATGAAGCACATCCTTAATGAAAAATATTTAGGAGAAGATGATGATCAAAAAATGACAAAAGAAGATCGTAATTCATTTTTAGAGGCAGTAGGTAATTTTCATAAGTTAGGTGAGATGGTATATTCCAATGGTAGACTACAAGAGGTTACCAAAACATTGCAAAGTGTAGTAGAACGCGCAGAAAAGGTAACATTATCAGAAACCGAACACTGGTTTGATAATGTTACAACATCACGTCATATGAAACAAATGAATGAAGCTTATAAGGTATTTGAAAAAACTGCAACTGAAATGAGTTCAATGCAGCAACGATTGGAATCGGCATATGAAGATATGGGTACCGTATTAAATCGTTATTATAAAATTGGTGAATCACTTCACGAAGATTAGGTTAATTGAAATAAATTTGTTATATTAAAACAAAAATAAGTTATATGAGTAAACAACAAAAAAGTATCGTACCTGGAGCAGGTGTAGCAGTAAAAGTATTATCGACAAAACAATATCCAAAAGGTGATATAAATTACGCATTAAAGTCATTTAAGCGTGAACTTAAAGAATCTGGAAAGATGGAGGATTTGAAGAACCGTAGGCATTTTGTATCAAAGAGTCAAAAACGAAAAGAAGAGATTGATCGAGCTAAATATTATCAATGGATAGATGATCAAAATCAGTAAAAATTGTGCCTTTTGGCACTTTTTTACGTTATAAGGGAATGTTTTCGTTAACTATTGCATATATATAAATGTTAACGATACTGTATTTTAATAATCAGTCACTCAGACAAATATTCAACCAAGTACATACGTACTTTCTATTGAGGCTCTTAATAGCCTTATTTCCAAATTAAATAAGAGGAGAAATCATGAAAAATGATTTATTAAAAGAAGCAATTGCAGACGCTAAAGCCGTACGAGAAACTGCACTTGCTAATGCTAAAATTGCATTAGAAGAAGCTTTCACTCCTAGACTCCAATCAATGTTGTCTGCTAAATTAGCTGAAGAAGAAGGGTTCGAAGAAGAGCCGGAATTAGATGCTGAGCCAGTTGCAATCGAGGAACCACCAGTAGAAGACGAACTTCCTGCAGAATCACTTCAATTTGAAGATGAAGCTCCAGTAGAAGATGAAGTCCCTGTTGAAGACCCAGTTGCAGAAGGCGAATATGGTGATGACATGGAAGAAGATCTAGAATTAGAAGCAATTATCAAAGAATTAGAATCTGAAATTTCTGAAGAAGAAGAGCCAGAACTAGAAGAAGCGTCAGGCTCTACTGGTATTGGTAAAGGCACTGGAATGAAAGCCGCATCTTCATCCGACCAAGACGATCCTGGTAAAGGAAAGTTAAAAGAAGGCGAAGAAGGTGATGATGAAAAAGAAGAAGTTGATGAAGATATTTCTATCGATGAAATCATTAATGCATTAAGAGAAGAAGAAGGCGATGCTGAAGAAGAAAAAGTAGAGGAAGCTCAAGACACTGCTGGTGTTGATGATGGTGATGCTGCTAAAGATTTAGATGAAGCATACAACGTTATTCGATTCTTGAAAGGCAAAATTAATGAAGTTAATCTTCTTAATGCAAAATTATTATTCTCAAACAAATTGTTTAGAAATCATTCAATGAATGAATCTCAGAAAATGAAAGTAATTGAAAACTTTGATAGAGCTTCCACTATACGTGAAGTAAAATTAGTTTATGCTACATTATCTGAAGGATTTGCAATGACTGGTAAAACAAAACGAACAATTAAAGAAAGCTATGCTTCTAAACCTAGTCGATCGACGGCACCACAAAAAGAAATTATTTCTGAAGGTACTGACTTGACAGCTAGATGGAAAAAATTAGCTAATCTGTAAAAAGGAAATTGAAAATGAACATTAATTCATTATTACCTCAAAATGGCAACGCCAACCAAAATGCCGCGGCAATTGCACTTGAACGCAAGTGGGAAAAAACCGGCCTATTGGAAGGAATAAGCAATGAGGTTGAAAGAAAAGGTATGGCCGTTCTTTTAGAGAACCAAGCCAAGCAACTGGTAACAGAAGCAAATGCTACTAATACAGCAGGATCCGGCGAAGAATGGGCAGGGGTTGCTCTTCCATTAGTTCGTAGAATTTTTGCTGAAATTGCAGCTAAAGATTTTGTTTCTGTACAACCAATGAACTTGCCATCTGGTCTAGTATTTTACTTAGACTTTAAATATGGTACAGGTCAGGGACAAGCAGGTAGTGCAGCCGGCGGAAATGACTTCTTAACTGCAGCAGGCCGAAAATCACAAACAGATTCTGTATTTGGTGTAACTGATACATCTAATGGTGGTACAGCTGCAACGGAAGGTCTTTACGGACCGGGTCGTTTTGGTTATACTATTAACGACGTAACATGTTCTGCTCAAACATTAGCAGCTGCGTCAGTCTCTACTGTATCAACTGGTTCTTGGAGCACATCAAATACGTTTACTGATAATACAGCGTTAGACCAAACTGGATTTAATATATTTACTAACTTTAACTCTGAATTCTCTGCTTCTAATCTAGGAAATCCAGTAGCAGTAGTTGCAGTTGGTAATGAAGTACTTCCTAATGCAGATATGAACGGCGTTCGTGCATTTAATATCAATGGTAATGGTATTGATAATGTATATCCAGAATTTACTAGAACAAATGCAGCTGGAACAGTTGTTTACTTCTTAGTAGATGGCGCAGCCATTAATGCAGTAGAAGTGACATACCATAAACAACCTGATGATACCTCTAGAGGTGACTTCGAAGATTCAAATGCAATCAATAGTAATCAAGAGGGTGGCGGAACAACGTTAGATATTCCAGAAATTAATCTTGAAATGAGATCTGAAGCCATTGTAGCCAAAACTCGTAAGTTGAAAGCTGTCTGGTCTCCAGAATTTGCTCAAGACTTGAATGCATATCATTCAATTGATGCAGAAGCAGAATTAACTAGCATGCTATCTGAATACGTTTCGCAAGAAATTGATTTAGAAATTTTAAGTATGTTACAAGAAAATGCTCAAACTGTTGAAAGATGGTCTGCCAAAATTGGTTATGAGTATGATGCAGCAACTACTGCATTCCAGGAAGGAAATGCAACCGCTCAAGCATACAACCAAGGAACATGGTTCCAAACTTTAGGTACTAAAATTCAGAAAGTTTCGAACAAAATTCACCAATTAACTTTAAGAGGTGGAGCTAACTTCCTAGTATGTTCTCCAACTATTGCAACTGTCTTAGAATCAATTCCAGGATATGCTGCCGATACAGATGGAGATAAAGCTCAGTTTGCAATGGGTGTTCAAAAAGTTGGATCTATTAATTCTAGATTCCAAGTTTATAAAAACCCTTATATGACTGAAAATACCATCTTAATGGGATACCGTGGTACTCAGTTCCTTGAAACAGGTGCTGTTTATTCTCCATATATTCCACTTATCATGACTCCATTAGTATACGATCCAGATAACTTTACGCCACGTAAAGGTGTTATGACTCGTTATGCTAAGAAAATGGTTCGTCCTGAATTCTATGGTAAAGTATTAGTACATGGTTTAGATACTATCTAGTATTTAAAATTATTTTAATATTAAAAGCCCTCCTACTACGGAGGGTTTTTTTTGGACTTTGTTACAAAAAATCTATTGCTTTCACTAATACAGATATTTATATATAAATAAGTTAACAAAAGGAATCGCGGTATGGCAAAGGCGAATACAGAAAAAACTCCACCAAAAGGTGCAGTAAGGTTTTCATTAACATTATCACCAGAGCAAAAATTAGCTAAAGCTGAAATTTTAGAACACCCATTTAATTTCATTGTTGGTAAAGCCGGCTCCGGAAAAACATTATTAGCAGTTCAAGTTGCATTGGATCAATTTTTTAAACGGCAATATAATAAGATAGTAATTACTAGACCAACGGTTGCCACAGAAGATAATGGATTCCTACCAGGATCTGAAAAAGAAAAAATGGAACCATGGCTTGTGCCTATTAGATCAAATATGCGAAAGGTATATAATAAACCCGATAAATTAGAATCGATGGAAAAGGATGAATCAATTGAATTATGTTCATTAGCACACTTTAGAGGACGAACTTTTGATAACGCCGTTGTAATAGTAGATGAATTCCAAAATCTTACTAGATCACAATTAGCAATGGCAATTGGTAGGTTAGGTAAAGATTCTAAAATGATATTCTGTGGAGATTCATACCAAATCGATTTAAAAGATAAAAATTATTCTGCATATCATGACATGTCAAAATTAGTAAATTCAAAATATGTTTTTAAAACTGTATTAGAAGATTCACATAGACATGGTGCAATTGATGATTTATTAGAATTATTGAATGGTTATCATTAATGAGCATATTTATATAAAAGACTATGGACAGTTCAGTATATCCTACGGATTATGGCGCTCCAATGCGTTGGAAGAATGCCGGCCTTTTATGGAATGATAATCCGTATACATGGGATGATGTATTTGATGCAACAGATATGTTGGATCACTTTTCAGATCATGACGGTTCGTGGCTTGGTGAAATAGAACCAGAAAAGAAACGTAGATATATAAAATTAATTTGCAAAGTTAAAGGAATTGAAACATATTCAGGTCAAAAAACGATTCGTGATGATATTGAAATAACGGCTGAAGATGTAAAATTAGTAGCAAAAGAAGTATTAGGAATTGAGTTAACAGTGGAGAATATACATGTATAAATTATATACTGATAAAGCAGAATTATTTGAATGCGATATTAAAATAGAAGGTGCTAGCCTAAAAAAATCAACAGCTAGATTAGTGGTCGAAACCTCCGAATATAGTTTAATGTTCAATGGGAAAATTTCAGAAGAAGGTAAATGTGAAATTCCTGTACGTAAATTAAAGGGGCTTATAGATGAAAGTACTACTGGTAATATTCGTTTAGAAGTTATTGCAGAGGATACATATTTTACGCCATGGAGTTCCGACTTTGATGTGCAGGCCAGTAAACAAGTAACAGTAGAAGTGCATTCACAGAAATCGCCAAAAATTATAAAAGAAAATAATGTACAAGTATCAAATGTTAAACAGATGATTACTGAACAAGAAGTAGACCATGTTAAAAATATTCTTAAATTATTAGTACGTGAAAATATTAATGTTAATAATTTACGAGTTAAAAAAGATAGATTAAATAAAATAGTTGCAACATATACAAAATATAAACCATTGACAGAAACTAAACGCAGAGAAGTTGTTAAAGGAGTTCTCAAAGGTTTATATAAAAAATAAAGGTTATGTAAATGGCTCTCGATAACCTATCCGGCCAAAGAATACAGGAATCATTCCAAAAGCTTGTACAAGCAGAAGGCGGCATTTTTGCTGACGGTACCGGTTCTGCTATAGCAATTATTACAGCAGACCATACTGGATCATTTGCACATAAAACTGCCATTTCCGGCGCATTTGCCACACCGAGTGAATCATTTAGCACTCGAATATCAATACTAGAAGCCACAGAAGACCATATGCATTCTGGCGTAGTTTCGGGGTCTATACAAATTGCATCAGAAATCTCCGGAGCATTTACTGATACTAGCCACTCATTACAAAATAGAGTATCAGATTTAGAAGTACATGACCATTCTACATTTGCTTTAAAATCAGCAATATCAGGAGCATTTGATATTGTCAGCCAATCGTTACAAGATAGATTATCGACGACGGAAGTTGAATTAAATAATACATTAATATCTGGTTCCAGTCAACTAGCTACAGAAATAAGTGGTGCATTTACAGAAGTTAGTAATTCATTACAAGATAGATTGACTACGGCAGAGACAGAATTAAATAATACATTAATATCCGGTTCTAGTCAACTAGCTACAGAAATATCCGGCGCATTTAAAGAGACGTCGGCATCTATAGCCGCTAATATAGCAACTAATGTATCTAATATAGCAACTAATGTATCTAATATAACATCATTAACTAATGTTACAAGTTCATACTTATTAAATACAACAGATACATTAACCGGCGATTTAATAATTACCGGTAAACTAATCGCAGAACAATATATCGTATCATCATCTGTAACTTTAATGACTCAATCATTTAGTAGCGGATCTACTATATTCGGGGATGATACATCAGATACACATCAGTTTACTGGATCTGTATTTATATCAGGTAGTAGTATACAATTAAATGGAGCTGATCTTTTACCATTTACTGGAACTGGTATATCAGGTTCATTTTTTACAACATCCGAATCAATATCAAGCAGAGTTGAGTCATTAGAAGGAAATGGAGTCTTTACATCTGATAAAATTTCTGGCTCATTTTTTGCTCCTAGCTCATCATTTAGCGAACGAGTAACAGATTTAGAGGGGAATGGGGTCTTTACAGCAACTGGTATATCCGGCTCATTTGTAGCACCATCATCTTCATTTAGTGAACGAGTAACAGATTTAGAAGATACATCCGCCAATCGTACATTTAATGATATAACAGCCTCAGGTAATATAAGTGCAAGTGGTAAAATATTATTTAGTTCTTCTTTAAATGACAGTACTGGTCTTAAGACATTAATGTATGACACCTCAACCGGTCAAATATATCATACTGGTTCATATGGCGGCGGTGGCGGCGGAGGCGGTACTGGTGCAGGATTTCCATTCTCTGGGTCAGCTATAATAACCGGTTCTTTCGTTGTAAGTGGAAGTACTAGCAATGAAGACGCGACATTCTTCGCAGATGTAATGCCAGGTAAGTCAGATGAATATATTTTAGGTAGCTCAACAAAAAAATGGAACTCTGTTTTTGCAACCAATACATTCTTCGGTGGTATACATGAAATCAATTTAGAAACTATTGGTATAAGCCAACTACAAACCGGTACTGTACTGGTCTCTAACGCCGGCCAAATGGTACCATGTGATGTACAAGGAGATCCTTTAGTAATGGGCATAGTAACCTCCGGAAGTGATTATCCGGTAGTAATGGGAGCGGAGCCTGTTTTAGTTGATGGTCCTGTATATGAAGGTGATTATATCATTACTAGTAATAAACTAGGTTTTGGAAAAGCTGTACCACCTAATCAGATATTTGAACAAAAACTTTTTGGTAAGATAATTGCACAATCGTTAGAGACGAATTTATCTGGAGGACCTGTCAAGGCCATGATAAGGAAAATGTAAATGTCTGGCATTCATAAATTTTCCGGTTCTTTCTCTCATTCCGGATCAACAGCTCAATTTAAATCTGGAATATCTAGCTCATTATTGACAACGACAAATACATTAAATGGGACATTTATAG